AATGGCTATATTTCAATTTTTCTCCGGTAGATGACTTGTGTGGTGGGGAATAGAACCCCATAACAGTTTCTCCATCCATAATGGGATAGTTCGGTCCATACGCCACACCTTCATACTGGTAATGGGCGTAGGGGGATTGATATTCTACCACCCCATTATCTCCATCCACGTAGACTCTGACATTCTGTGCCAACACCATACTGTCTGCTGGAACATATGGATCCATCAGCCGCTTCGCTTCATTAGCCAGGAATAGCAGTCCATCATTTCCCCTGGTTCTTTCCTTTACAATCTGCTCTGCTGATTTTTCCCATTTTACTTCAATAT